AGCGTGACCCGGCATGGCTTACTGAGCTTGGCAATGGCGGATTGGCTGAATTTGTGCGCCATGTCGCGGACACCAGCCCGTCGCCTCAGCCGTGGGTAGCCCTTGGCGCTGCGCTTGCCACGTTCGGGGCCATCGCCGGCAGACGCTATGCAAGCCCCACCGATCTGCGCACCAATATCTACAGCATCGGCTTGTGCGATTCCGGCGGGGGCAAGGATTACCCGCTGAAGCGCGCTCGCCGCCTCATGATAGAGGCCGGATTGCAGCACCACATGGGCGGGGCAAGCATCGCCAGCGGACAGGCCATGATAACCGATCTGACGAAGGGCTTGAATGTCCTCTATCCGATCGACGAAATTGGCTTCCTGATTTCCAATGCTGCCGACCGCCGCCGCGCGCCAAAGCATGTCACTGACATCATCGATAAGCTCACCGAGTTCTACTCGATGGCCAATGATACATGGATGGGGACATCTTATGCCGACCAGAGCGACAAGGGAAAGCCGCGCCAATCGATCGAGCAGCCCTGCCTTTGCCTATTCGGCATCACGACCCCTAGCGTCTTTTGGGGCAGCCTTTCCAGCGGGAACGTTCTCGACGGCTCTCTTGCTCGCATGTTCATTTTCGAAAGCGAGCAGAATTATCCTGAGATCAATTTTATCCAGTCACGGGCCAATATGCCGCAAAGCCTCATTGATCTGGCAAAGGCCATCAATGAAGGTGCGGAAGGGCACACCAGCTTTCCCCAAGGGCAAAGCGCAAGCTTTTCGCCGCGTCCCTACAGTGTGCCCTATGCGGATATTGCGGCAAGCAAGCTGTTCGATGAAATGCGCCGCGAGCAGCGCCGTCAGCTCATCGCAGCCGAAGGCACTAACATCACCGGCATCATCGCGCGCCTTGCCGAAAACGCCGCCAAACTTGCGCTGGTCAAGGCGATCACGGATGATCCGGGGCGGCCCATTATCACCGTGCGAGATCTGGAATGGGGGATGCGAACGGCATCGCGCAGCGTCGAAGTTCTCACCCGCGCCATCTCTGAAAAGGTCGCAGACACCGAGTATGAGGCCAACCTCAAATACGTCCACGAGAAAATTCGCGATGCAGGCCCGGCGGGGCTGACAAGCGGCGAGCTCAGTCGCAAAACGCAAAAGGTCAAGAAGAACGAGCGCCGCGACATCATTGCCGATCTGGTCGAGCAGGGCCGCATCCGTTTCGAGGAACGGCCAAGGCCGGACGGCAAGCCCGGCCCGGGCGGCGGCATTTACTACAACATGGAGTGAACCCAATGAGACTGACGGACGAAATGATTGAGCGCGCCAAGGCGGAGATGGAGCGCAATGGGCTGTATCGGCTTGAATTGGGGCGCAATGGCTACCCATTCCATGAGCATCCGGATTGCATCCGGATCGCTTACGAATGGCTCGATGCGCAGGGGAAGACCAAAGCTCCGAATCAGAAGAACTCTACCTTGCCCATGAAACACGCAATTGAGCGCTGGGCAGGGCGCTACATCTCGACCAGCGATGTCGAGGTCGCCGCATTTCTCCATCCTCAAGTGCACGGCCGATACCCCTGCTACAACATCAGCCAACGCCTGATCCGGCCGCACGACCGCCGCCTTGAGGGCATCGGCGAAGCAAAAACGCAAGGCTACGCTCCACGCGTCACGGATAATTTTTATTCGTCTGACGAAACATAATTGCGAGCCCGATTGAATTATTCACGGGCCGAATTCTTCAACGGATTTTTCAACCCCCCAAAAACCTAGAAATCCTAGGGGCTTGGGGGTTTTTTCACGATTCAAATTATTCAACCCCCCCTATAGTATATATACCCCCATAGGGGGTGAAGGGGGAGGGGTTAGATAATATCTATATAGAATGAATATATTGAATAATTTCATATCTTTCTGATTTTACAAATAAATTTGCCTTTGAAAAATCTTTGACGAATTGTGAAAAATCAAAAAACCGCAGAAATCCGCCATTTTTTCGCGTGATTAATCCCCGACGCCGATTTCATCTTCCGTACCACCCCGATCCGCGCTATACCGCACCCCGACGCGGCGACCTTCACGGAGGTCGCAAAATGACAGAACTGGCAATCCTCGAACCGGGCGCGGCCTTGGAACCGCCCCAATCGTTCGACGAATGGCGCACCCTTGGGCGGCGGCTGGCCTATACCCGCATCAATCTGGATTTTGCATTGGGCGACTGGCTCGCCGCCGGCCGCGAGCATTTTGCCCCCGAACAGATCGAGATGGTGCTGGGCGAAATCGCCGCCGATGCCGAGCAGGCCAAGCAACTGCGCCGCGTCGAGCGGGTGGCCCGCGCCTTCCCGCCCGCCATCCGCAACTCCGCCCTCACCTTCGAGCACCACGCCCACCTTGCCGATCTGCCGGTGCAGGAGGCCCTGCCGCTGCTCAAGGAGGCCAGCGAGCGCCACCTGACCGCCAAGGCCGTCCGCACCGCTGCGATGCTCAAGAAGATCGATCTGGGCCTCGTCCTGCCGCGCGAGGACGATCCGGAGGATGATGCCATGCTGGCGCTGTGCCGGGCATGGAACCGGGCGCCGGTGGGCGTGCGGGAGGACTTTGCCGAGATGGTGGCCGAGGCCGCCGAGGCTGGGCTCGGAGTAATTGAGCCATGAAGATCGCACCAGAGGCCATCATCACCGTGGCGCTCTATGCGCTCGCCGCCTTGCTCGCTGCCAGCAGTGTCGCGGGCCTTGTTCTCGCCACAGCGTGGCTGGGCATCGGGCTCTACATGGTCGCGAACAGCCGATCGCGCGGGATCTGGGCGGATGCCTCGTTCCTCGTCACGTGGCCGATCTACTGGCTGGCAGGGAGGTGAGTGTGAACCCGTTCCACACCCGCCGCTACAAGGCGATTGCCAAGCTGCAACCCCTGTTCCGGCTATTCGGCTTCACCCTGTGCATCCAGCGTTGCCGCTAGTGCCCTGACGGGTGGATGCCTGTTCTCGCATTCATTGGATGGAGTGAACAATGACCACCTTCAATCGAATTGTCCGCACCCCCCGCCGCTTCCCCGCCCCGCCCCCCGAGTTCCGCCAGGAGTTCGAGCGCGGTGGCTGGGAGCGCGTCGAACTGCTCTACGGCGCCCGCACCGATTGCATTCGCAAGTGGATCGCGCTCACCGGCGCGCAGACCCGGCGCGCGTTGCGGGCGGCGGGAAGCTCTGACGCGGTGCAGGCGTAGGGCGAGGCTGCCATGACCCCGAAACAGGAAGCCTTCGTCCGGGAATACCTGATCGACCTGAATGCGACCCGAGCGGCCATTCGGGCGGGGTATAGCGCCAAGACGGCGGGCCAGCAGGGCGAGCGGCTGTTGAAAAATGTTGAAATTGCCGCCGCCATCCAAGCCGCCATGGACGCCCGAGCCGAACGCACCGAGATTACCGCCGATTACGTGCTAAACCGCCTCGTCGAGATTGACCAGATGGACGTGCTCGACATCATGGGCGAGGACATGGCGCTCAAGCCTCTCTCAGAATGGCCTGCGGTTTGGCGGCGATACCTGTCCGGCTTTGACCTTGCCGAGATGTTTGAGGGGCGCGGCGAAGAACGCGAGATGGTCGGCATCCTCAAGAAGATCAAATGGCCGGACAAGGTGAAGAACCTCGAGCTGCTCGGCAAGCATGTCGCGGTTCAGGCCTTCAAGGACAAGGTCGAGCACAGCGGCGAGATGACGCTCAACGTGCTGCCGGAGGATGCGGCGCTGTGAGCAATATCTACGGGCTTTATGACCACAACGGGAATCTGCGGTATATTGGGAAGGCGAACGATCTAGCTAAGCGCCTAGCCTCCCACATGCGGGATGCAAATCGTCGCGATACACCAGTTTATCGCTGGATAAGAAAGAACGGACGCCCGGAAATGCGGGTCTTGTCCGCCAACCCGTTTGATTGGAAAGCTGAAGAGAGAAGGTTGATCGCTGAGGCTCGTGAACGTGGCGACAATCTGCTCAACGTGGCCGAAGGCGGCGATGAACCACATTGCGCTGATAATGTCCGCCGCGCGAACGCTAAAGCGCTCAATGAACGCATCGCTAAGGACGCTGAATTTGCTGAAGTGAGGGACATCAAACGCAAGATGTCCGCCTATCTTCGCAGCAAGCATGTGGCACCTGAACGCAAAGAGCGGATGAAGGCAAAGTTGCGAGAGATTGCTGCAATTAATCCTCGCCTTTTCGGAGCGTGGGCCAATCTTTGACCGCCACCCTCACCCCAAAACAGCGTGAGGCCAATCGCCTCCTAAGCGGCCCCGCTCGCAACATCATGCTGCGCGGCGGCTCGCGTTCCGGCAAGACCTTCCTGCTGTGCCGCGCCATTGTGCAGCGGGCCATTAACGCGCCGAACAGCCGCCACGCGATATTCCGTTTTCGGTTCAACCACGCCAAGACCAGCATCTGGGCCGACACACTGCCCAAGGTGCTCAAGCTGTGCTTTCCGGCGCTGCGGGTCCGGTTCGACAAGACCGACTTCTACGTCGAGATGCCCAACGGCTCGCAAATCTGGATCGCTGGCCTAGACGACAAGGAGCGCGTCGAGAAGATCCTGGGGGCCGAATACGTCACTCTCTACTTCAACGAGAGCAGTCAGATCCCGTGGGCCTCGATCGAGACGGCCATGTCCCGCCTCGCGCAGAAGTGCGAACTGGCACCCGAGATCGCCAAGGCGACGGGCCGAACGCACCTGCCCCTCAAGGCTTATTTTGACTGCAACCCACCGTCGAAGCTGCATTGGTCATACCAGCTATTCCGGGCCAAGCTGAAGCCGGGCACGAAAGAAGCCCTGCCCAATCCCGACGACTACGCCGAGATGAAGGTCAATCCGGCGGACAATGCCGAGAACCTGCCGTCTGAATACTTCGACGTCCTTGCCAGCATGTCGGCTGCCAAGCGCCTGCGATTCGAGGCGGGCGAGTGGGCCAGCGAGGTCAACGGCGCGCTCTGGTCGCTCGAAGACCGTGATGCGCCGGATGGGCGCAAAATGCCCGGCATCGATAGCCTTCGCGTCACTGAGCACCCGGACTTGCGCCGCATCGTGGTAGCGGTCGACCCGTCCGGCACAAAGGGCGACGGCGGGGGCGACGATATCGGGATCGTTGTGGCTGGGCTCGGCGTCGACGGGCACGCCTACGTGCTGGAAGACGCCACCTGCCAGCTTTCGCCCGAGGGATGGGGGCGGCGCACGGTCGAGGCCTATCACCGCCATGACGCCGATCGCGTGGTCGGCGAGGCCAACTTCGGCGGCGACATGGTGCGCTTCACGGTGCAGACCGCCGACAAGAAGGTTCCCTATAGCGCGGTCAAGGCGAGCCGGGGCAAGGCCGT